CCACGATATTTCTTCCAGTTCTTTCTTTTGTTTTTGTTTTTAGGTCTTGACTGCTTTGACAGACCTATTGACGTTCTCTTTGGTTTTGGTTGCTTTCGCAGAACAGTTTCAAGTTTCTTTGCCATTAACACCTTTCTGACAATTTACATAGTAACACTTTAACACCTTCCCATGTAAAAGTCAACTCATTTGAGATTGTTTCAGTTATTGAAAAAATATTTATATCAAAATGACCTATTGTGAACACACCCACTGCACTGATCAATCCCATGAGAAATGAAGTATAGCTGAGTTTCAGATACTTGAATTTGTTTGTTGCCAAAACTCTACCCAAACCATATATGTTACCAACTACGGCATCATACGTCCTTGAGTCTTTTTCAAGTCTCTTTGCATACTCACTCTTAAACTCATCAAGTGGTATGTGTGCAAAATGGCCAAAAAATAAAGGATTATAAAAGGGGGAATTCCTGTCAATATCTCCATCATGTGTCTTTGGATACCCTGTCTTTGGTAAAATAACAATGATTGCAAATATCAATGCTATCATAGAAAAGACACCAAGAAAAGTCAATGGCCATTTCAAAATCTCACTGTCCATGTTTGACAATGTGACAGAAAATACGATAGAGGAAACTGTAATCATGATATTTGCCTTTGTGTCAGCCATCAAAGTCAAATTCATGATGTTTGTCTGATTCAGTCTGAGGATGTTATCAATTGCAGTTGATGAAGGAACATCATCAAAGTGATTTTCTTTAGTTGTAAAATGTTCTTCGTTCCAAGATTCTTCTGACATTCCTTACCTCAACGGCGGTGCATATAATAAACCTCCCTCCGTGTACAATTTATTATATCCTCTCTTTAAATTGAGAGGGGTTTCTGTTCCAAGATATTTTTCATAAATTTCTTCGTAATTACCTATCTGTTTAACAATCTGGTATGCCCAGTCAGCATTTAGTCCTAATTTTGCACCGAGATGGGGAAACTTATCACCATCCCTTTCGCCCATGAATCTCTGTATCTTAGGATCTTTATTTTCTTTGAATGTGTCAACATTTTGAGATGTAATACCTAATTCTTCTGCAATAAAAAATACATAAACCGACCAACGTGTTATGTCAGTCCACAACTGATCACCATATCTAACTGCTGGTCCAAGAGGTTCTTTTGAAATTACCTCTGGTAGAATCATGTGTTTGTCTGGTTCTGGATACTTTGTTCTGTCTCCTGCCAATGCTGACCTATCAATACCATACATATCACAATTACCATCCAAATACAGCTCAACTATATCTTCATCTGGATAAACACCAACAGGATTATACTCCATATCCCATAGTTCAAAGAAATCCTTGATGTTTTGTTCTGCAGTCGTGTCAATACTATAACAAACTGTGGCTCTGGAAAGGTCTTTGGCACTTTTTGCACCAAGAGTCCTTCTTACCATAAAACCCTGACCATCATAAAATGTTGTTGGTAAAAATTCTATACCATGAATAACATCTCTTGTATATGTCCATGTAGTTGTTGCGGACAATACATCAATAGAACCATCTTTTAATCTTTCAAATCTGGTTCTACCATTGATGGTCTTAAATTTTATTTTATCTTTATCTCCAAACAATGCAACAGCAAATGATTTACAAATGTCAGCATCAAACCCCTCCCAAATGTGATACATATCACCTTCAGCTGAAGTTATCCTTTGACCTGTTCTTTCACTAAATCCCCACTGATTGTCATACACACCACAAATTACATATCCTCGTTCTTTAATCTTGTTTACAGTAGAACCATAAATTGGATTGTAATCATCACCACCAGAATATTCATCTTCAGACTCTTCTTGCATCTGAATATGTTGACTCTCTACTTCTTTGAGTCTTATAACTTCTGCCTGTAATGCATCAAAGTCTTTTTTAGGGACCACTTCAATATCTGGTCCAACTATACCAGAAAATATTGCTTCTCTTTTTTTAGCCAGTTCATCTATTTTAGCCTGTAGTGACAGTCTATTACCAATATCGGTTTCAGGGTCATCTCGCCGTTCAACCAACATATTGATCTCATCTTGCAATGTACGGATACTAGACTCACGAACCTCATCAAAAACTTTTAAGTTACCATTACTATCTGAATAAACTTTCTGTCCTAACGATTCCGTAACTAAAAATGATGAAACAAAAACTAATATTACGATTAGATTTTTCATTTTAATGTACGATAAATTTCCATTAACTCAGCTTCAGGCATTTCCTGTGCCATTGTGAAATATCTTTGGTGCCCGACCTTCATAAATCCCTTGAGGTCTGCAAAACTTGGATACTTGGCATGTAATCCAGAAATCAAATAGTCTGGATCTAAATGACATTCAGCACAAGCATTTCCTTTTGCAAAAACTCTGGTCCCAAGTTGATACCTTTCACTTTGTACAAGAACCGAATTTAGGTCTTTTTCAACCCACCTTATCTTTTCATCCATTTCTGGTATGACCATAAAGATCATGTATGCCAGAAGACCTACTACCACAAAAACAAATGTCTTAATACTTTTTATTGTAGTAAGTGTTTCTTCTTCTATTTGTTTGACAGGTTCAAATCCAATATGTTCCTCACCATTTGTCGTTACAGTAGCCTTTATTGTCCCTTCCTGAGTTGGCTTCTTTTGTTGTGCCATTGCAACTCCTATTTCGCCTTAGATGCTGATTTCAGTCTTGATTGTAATTGTTCCGCAAACATTTTAAGAATAATAGGTATGCTCACGTTTGAAGTTAATCCAAACAAAAATCCAACTGGATATTTGAATGAAGCATATGGTTGTACCTGTTGAATATTATCAAATACAAGAACAACCAGAATATACCCTGTGACTGACATGCCCATGTTTATGAATAAATCTAGGCTTATCAGAAACCAATTTCCTTGGTACTTGTCTTTGTTATCATGTCTGTAGTTAAACAGAAATACAAAGAATGATGAAAATAATATTATTGCAAACATAATTAAATTGTCTGCACTAAACATCTCTGTCATGGAAACCCTACCTTTTTTAGATCATTTATGGTTGAGGATGCATCAGTATGAAGGATTCCTATTCCACCTGCGGCTTCCCATTCTCTTATGTTCCCTTCATGGTCATCAATTAAAACATTTGGTCTTTTATCTCTCCCATCTTTGGCAAACTTCTTCTTGTCTGCACGTTTGACTACTCGCATTCTACTTCTGGGTAGTCTAAAATTCTTTTTCATCCACCTTATTTTATCTTCTGGTGCTCTCTTTGCGATTGGTCCTCTTGACTCTCTTGGAGCAGCCGTCAACATGATCGGATCAAATTGTTTTATATAACCCCAAAGTAAATCTGCATCTGGCATTTTGTCAAGTTGTGCAAATGTATCCTCTGGAATATCTTCCCAAAATCTGTCTCTAAACTTTGTGCCAAGTATGTTTCTCGTAAACTTGAGGAAATCCGCAACCACTCCATCCATGTCACAATATATTTGTGGGTTATCAAATTCTACTATATGTTGTTTGAAACTTTTCATGTCTTTGTCATCCAACTGATTATTGAAGCGGCAATAGCACCAATGGCCCCTGCAACAAGAGAAGTCATACCCATAAGGCGAGACTTCCATTGTTCTACTTGACGGACCCTCTCTTCTAATTTATGTATTTGTGAAGTTACACGGCGTTCGGAATGTCCGATTTCGTCATGGACATTGCCTATACGAGAATGGAGAAGTTTGAGTTCGGAACGGATCTCGTCATCCACCTTCCGATGCTCTTCCTGGCGGGAATTTAAAGATTTAATTTCTACTGTCAATTCTACAATTCGGTCAGCGGTAGAATCTAATTTAGAAAGAAGAGCATCTATCTGTCTCCCTCTAACTTCAACCTCTTGTTGTAATAGGCCTACTTGGAGCTTGACATCCTGTAGCTCTTCTGTCGCCATGTATTACTTCATTACTTGAGTCAACCTCAGAAGTTCTACACCAGCATTCAATGCCTCTTCAACTCTTGATTCTACATCTGAATCATCATCTGAACTTATGTCAAGGTCAAATCTCTCTGTGACATAATCCACTAATTCACTCCATTCGGATGCGTCTAAGTCCATAACCTCTGGGATAACTTCGTCAATATCATCAATTGCAGGTGCAATCTTTTTCAAAGGGTCAATGAAATTAAGACCATCTGACCATGTGAATTCACCATCAGCAGTTGACTTCTTAATTGCCTCAGCAAGTGAGAAGATAAAATCAAGTAATTCTTTCGTTTGTTCTATACCACGTTCTGCCATTTAACTCCTTCCATATCGGAGATAGAGCATTGGCCCACCTTCTCCGTTCTGTAAAATTATTGGACGCTTTGGGAATTTAAGACCATACTCACGAATTGCTTTACCAACTCGTTTTGTACCTACATATTTTTCATATCTGTGGTACTTGGCTTTTCCAAGTCTACATTTTTGATAAGTGTCAGAATCTACAATAAACACATCCTTTCCTGCAAATCTTGACATCTTAACTGACTCACCCACTATCATCTGTTTTCTAGCCTTCTTGGCTTTCTTTTCATCATCCTTAATTTTTTTATGAGAAAGACCTTTATCAAGACTTGACACACCCGCTGTACTTGTAGTTGGTGCATCTTCTTCTACTTCCTCACCTTTTGCTCTCTTCATTTGTGCAGGAGTAGGTGCACCTTTCTCACCCTTCTTTCTCATTCTCTCACCAGAACCCTGTTTGATTCTTTGTCTCTTCTTATGAATGTTTGCCCATAGACTCTCATCTGTAACACCATCCACAAAGTCAACTTTACGGACACCCACTTCTTCTTTCTTCATTGCCATCTTGGTGGCTGTGGCATACATTACACTATCTGCATCATCACCAT